ATGTCATCCCACAGGCCAACCCCCATCAGGCAAAGGCCGCCAAGGTCATCCACGCCGACGTATGCGGATTTGGTTCCCGTCCAACCGGGGTTTTCGATAATCGCCTGCACCACGTTTTGCACGAAGGCGCTGCCGGAAATCGAAAGGCCGGACCATGCCGAATAGATTCCCCGGTACCTCTGCGCCACCCAGTAGGTTCCATTGCTGACCGTGACCAAATTGGTGATCCCCACCGGAAGGCGGCCCATGACCCGGGCCTTGGTGGGATCGGAGCCCATCCGGATTTCGTACTCAATGCCGCGAGGGTCCAAGCTCCGATCCCATTGCAGCAGTTCCTGCGTTCCGGACCAGTAGTTCGTGAGCCCCGTCACCGCGTCAGGGATGGCCTCGACCGGAGTCTGAACTGCAATCGTCTGGTAATCTTCGGCAATGCCGGACCAGGTGCGGGAGAGGTGGAGGCAATAGGTAGCGCCGGCCAGGTCGATGGGCAAGGAGAGGTCGATGGAGGTGGATGTCCCGAGGGAAACCTGCGTCCAGACCAAGGGATCGGGCGCAGCCCCCTGATAGGCCGTCCAGAACAGGCTGTAGCTATAGCCGCCGGGAAGATCCTCGATGCTGGTGATACGGATCGCGGTGTCAATGCCCGTTTGAGAATCCATCACCAGCACCGCCTGGATACCGGGGGAACAGGTGTTCAAGGATGTGAAGGGAGGCAGGCTGAACGCCCAAGCGGTGCGCGGCAGGGCACGCTTCGCGGTCTCGCACGTGAGCACGAGCCCCGCCTTGGACCAGTTCAGCCGGGTGCTCAAGGGATCACCGGCAGCACGGGGGTTGAGAGAATATCCCTCCCCAGGAACTGAATTTCCACGTTCTGGGCCAAGTCTCGGCCCTTCAGTTTCCAGTTGGGTATCTTTTTGACCAGGGCCACGAAGCCAACGTCCGTCCCACTCTTGTTCGGCCCAGGGCAGACCCGAAGCTGGCCACTGGGCGTGGCCAGCAGGACCATCAGATCCGTGATGCGTGCCAGGTTGCCATCATCCGAGCCAAGGGTGAGACCGTTGCCGTCCACGTCGGGATAGGTCTTCCACTTGAGGGTAAGTTTCGGAAGATAGCCCTTGACGCGCTCCCGCTGCCCACCGTCCAGGAGCTCCCATTCGGAATGGAACTTCTTGATCCATTCCAGTTCGGGATAGTCCTTGTCCGGAGGGGGCAGGAATACCCGTTTCACCAGGGTTCCCCCGGATGTGAGCACCTGCAGATAAGGACGGCCGCTTCCAATGGGCAAGCTCATACACGCTCCACAAGAGTGACCTTCGCCTCGCCTTTGATCAGGTCGTAACTCATCCCGGCGAACATCCAAACCGTAGCTCCGCCGTTCACCGTGATGGGAGACCATGGGTCCAGGACTTCCCAGGGCGGCGCCGAATTCGTGTCCTCCCAGCACCAGGTCTGCTCTTCCACCCGCCTGGGAACGCCGAAGAAATCAGCCAGAGCCATGGCCATTCCATAGCATCCCGCTTCGGTCCAAACCGTGGGACTGCTGGAAATCTCCAGCGACTTGCCGCCCGTCACAAGGCCGGATACGTCGGAATAGAGGTTGTCATCCTCCGATGAAACCCGCACCACGCTGAAGAAGTTGGGGCTCATGCGTGACTGCGTGATGGAAACCTGATCCACCGTCACATTGGTGGCCGCTCCCGCCTGATCCCGTGAAACCAGTTCAACGCGGCCCAGAGCCATCGGGATGACGATGGCATTCAGGAACTGCCCGACGTGTTCCAGTGCCTCCTGGCCCGTCATGGCGCTCACGGCCATGCGCTCAATGGTTGAGACGGGATCACTTGAAATGCGAAACAATCGTGAACCCAGCAGGCCAATGATCCTCCCCGACACGCTGGGATCCCTGAACGCCCTGGCAATGCGCGGAGCACCGGGCATGACACGGAGGCTGAACAGCACCGGATCGACTCCCGTCTGAGGGTTCGTGGTGAGGTTCAACATGCGGGTTTCGGTCAGGACGGAACTCTGATTGTCAGGATCGGGGTAGTCGATGCGCAGGAAGCAATAGACCGAATTCGCATCCAGAGCCGCGAAGGTGTTGGCGATCAGAACCGCGCTTTTGGGATCCCCGGTGGAAATCCATCCATAACGCAGGGTGCCGTCATAGATGATCCGGGCATAGCCCCCAGGGCCGACAAGATAAGCCCCCCATGGCGTGGTGACCAGTTGAGCACCGCTCGCAATGGATATATCGACCGGAATAGAAACAAGAGATCCAGCCCAGACGAGGTGGAGGAAGTAGCGCGTCCCATCGCTGACGAGGGCGAGCATGGCCAACCCCTGAGGGTCCACCGGCCCGTTGGTGGCTGCCACGCCAGGCATGGGCACCATCTGGCACGGGTAGAAGCCGGAGACCGGCCAATTACCGGTCGTGGCCGTGGTCCAGACCGATCCGGTCCAGCGCTGCTCGGAGAAGGTTGCATAACCCGAATTTGGATTCGAGATGACGATCCGGCGGAGCTGGGAGTAATCGTAGCCGATGCAATAGGTCGGATAGTTGATGAGCCGGGGGGTATAGACCAGATTGGCCTTTTTCTCCCAGACCCAGCGCGTGGCCAGGTCCTGGTCTCCATGATGGGTTTGGATATAGGTCTCCCGGACCCAGGACCAAGTGTAGTAAACACGATTCCGCGTGCCCGCATCACTCGATATCGCTGGACCCTCATCGGGCATTACATACGCGGGCGGGGCCACCTGCTGACTGGACCAGTCAACGTACCGGATCCCCCACAATCCATCAGGTGAATACCCGCTTTCGGGCGTTCCAGTGAAAGCCCCTTCGGTGCAGATGACCCTCATGCGTCCATCCGCCGTGGGCTCTATATCGCTGGGATGCAGGAGATCGCGGCCCGTGGCGTTCCAGTTCGTCAGCCATCCAAAAAGAGGCCGCGCCAGATCGCCCGGAACATACCGAGCCGCGTCAACGGTATAGGGCAGCGCCACCAACTGGGCCAGCTTCAGCGCATCCTTGTTCACCAGATATTTCATGCTCTCGGAGTTCAGGAACAGCGACGTTCCCACATTGATCCCCACGATGGACCGAACGCTGGATATCTCGTTCCGCTCGTTGTCGATATCCCCGATGAGAACTTCCGCGCCTCCGCCAGCGGTCAGGGTGTCTCCCGGTGTGAGGCCGTCCGTGGAATCCAGTCCCAACGAATTCCCAGGGAGAACGCCGGTCAACACCGTGTAGCAGGGCAGGAAATCCAGATCCGAGACAACCCGCGAGAAATAGGCCGTTACCACGCCATTGGTGTGGTCCCAGCCGTAGATGTTGCGCCAGTCGAACCCGTCGAGCGTCACCAGGGGCTGCCCGAGAGTTCCTGTGCCCTTCTCGGTCACCTTGAACTGCTGGACACCGGTATATTCGCAGGTGAGATAGTCGCCCACCTGGATATCGACTCCGATCCCGAAAAAGACTTGATTCCCACCGAGGGGAACATAGGTGTGCGAGTTACCAATGGTTGACGGGAGCGCGGGGCGGAGCCTCGCTGTTCGCGGCAGGGGCCGACTGATCGAATCGAGGGGGATGTTGGCCAGCATCGCGCTCCAGTCTTGGGCGCTGAAGTCGATGATCCGCTTGGAATAGTCGCGCTTCAGGCTGGTCAGATCCACCAAGCCGGTGAAGACATTGGATCCACCGAGGTAGACCGCGATCCACGGGGGGAACAGTTGCTGGGTTCCGCTTTGCAGGGTCTGGATCTGGGTTTGGAGCCACGTCCAGACCACTTCATCATCATCGGCGACCTGCAACGTGAGATCACTGGGGGAGAGCTTGGTGAGCTGATCATCCACGCTCCACTCCAGACGCCCCAGGGTCACCAGGCGAGCCTCCACACTCTGAGAACTGTTCAGAGCGGGCGTTCCGTCATTGACATAGAGCGTGGCGGTCAGAGGCCTCATCCGACCCTCCGGTCCCGCCCCTGCATGAGCTGCTGGATGCGGTTGCCAATGAGGCGATCGGATTCGGCGCTGGAGCCCATGATGGTCGCGCCGCGCAGGTCCACATAACCCGCTGCGCCACCACCCGACTGATGAGCCTGCGAGGCATAGGAAGCGCCCAAGGCCCGATAGTCCAGGGCCTGGTGCTGCTGGATGGCGATGCTGTTCGCAAGGTTTCCGGCCCAGTCCTTGAACACGGTCTCGGGTGCCACAACTTCATTTTCTCCGCCTTCACCAATGAGGGCCAGCGTGGGATGGGTGACCAGAGAGCCTTGAGCATTGGCAACAACACTGTTTCGAGCCCCACTAACGGCGAGACTCGCAGCCAAAGCCCCTTGCATCACACCGATCGAGGCCAACGCAAGAGCTTCACCTCCAAACGGAATCCATGCATAGGCTTCAAAGAATTCAGCTGCCGCCGCAGACTCCGCTGCCACCGCATGTGCCGCTGCTGTTTCCTGAGATGCTTTTCTGAAGATAGCCTGGGCAATGGCAGCCGTGATGTACTTCGCGGCCATTTGTGCGAGAGCACTCACAACGGCATTTGCAATCCCGCTCCAGATACTCTTTATTCCCTGCCCCAAGGTCATCTGACCCGTCAATATCCCCTTGAAAGAAGTGGAAAATGCGTTCTCCACACTATTGCAGACGGTCAGGGCGGTCTGTTTCCACTGGTTGAACCAGTTCGTGGACTCGGAGATGTAGGACTGCATTCCGGACGCGAACCCGGCCTTGCCGTTGCCCTGTTGGGACAGATCCTGGCGCTTGAACTGGTCGGCCTGCTGGCTGGCGGCCCGCTTGTCCTCCAGGGCCTGGAGTTCAGTGTTGATCTTGAGGCGTTCCTGGGGTTCGAGATTGGCCAGGGCGAGGCGATCTTCCAGAGACTTCTTTTCCGTCTGGTATTTCTTTTCCTCCAGCGCCCGGAGCTGATTGAGTTCATCCAGGGCGCTGATTTCGCCCAGGGCGAACCGGCGCTCGATCATGGCCTTGTCAAGGTCCAGCAGGGCAAGGGCATGGGCTTTCTTGCGTTCAGTGCGGGCCTCGAAGGTTTTCTTGTCGGCCTCTTCATCCGCGGCCTGCTCCTTCTGAAGAAGCGATTTTTCAGCTTCGTCGCGGACTTGGGCCGCCTGCTCAGCGAGGTCTTTGGCCTGGCCTGGATCCAGGCGCCCCGCCTGGAGTTCCTTCGCGTATTTGATCAGGCGTTCCTGGTAGTCGAGCTGAATTTTGTTCCACTCAGCCGTTGCCTTGGCTTCCTTGCTGGCTTCACCTTGAGCCTTCGCAAATTCCTGGGCGAGTCGGTTCCGTTCCTCGGCATAGACGTTTTCCTTGGGCTTGCCTCCATCGCCCGCGTTACCGGTTCCCGAGCCGATGACAGAGCCCCCGGCCTTCTTGGGTCCCAAGCCCATCGCCGCCATGGTCGAGTCGGTGTAATCGTCTTCGATCGACTTCATGGTGAGGTTGTGGGTATTCAGTTCGGATTCCTGGTCCGTCCAGAATTTGTTCCAGATGGCTTTCACATCTCCAACATGGCCGGTCAGAAGGGCCTGCTGGGCTTCCGCGAAGGCCTGACCCGTGAGGGATAGCACATTGAACCCGTAGACCCAATCTTCGAAGAGCTTGCGGAAGGTCTCTCGGACGGCGTTGGTCAGCTCATACAGGCCGCTGAAGGCATTCCCGAGACTGCTGACAGCTTCCGGGCCGTTTTGGGCCATGTCATTGTTCAGGGCGGTCAGCACCGGCATCAGTTCGGAACCGATGCGAATTTTCAGACCCTTGATGGTGTTGTCCATGTCCTCGATGGATTTCCGATAGGCGTTCGAAGCCGTCACAGAATCCTGGCCGACGATGAGGTTCAGTCTCTCAGCTTCCTCCTTGGCGTTTTCGATGGCTTCCTTGGTGACGCCCAAATAAAGCAAGACCGATTCCCAGCTCTTGCCATAGATGCGTTGGGCTTCCACGTTCCGGTCGGTGCCGCTCTTCATGTTGGCCAGGGAGCTATTCACATCGGCCATGATGTCGGGAGTCGCGCGCAGATGGCCGTTTCCGTCCCGGGTCGCCACACCCAGGGCCTGGAACGCGGCTTCGTTGGTGTTCAGGTTCTTCGTGAGCTTCGCGACGGCGTTCAGGTATTCCTCGGAGGTGCCATGCACCGCGCCGATGGCCACGTTCAGGACGCTGGCCTGTTCGGTGCTGATGCCCAGGACCCGGGCCATCTTCTGGGCTTCGACCGTCCAATCCTTGGTCGCATCCACAGCGCCCTTGAGGAACGCGCCGCCCCCGATGAGCCCTGCCAGCGCCAGGAAGGGCGCCTTCAGGTTATTGACCACCTTGCCCATGCTGGAGGTATGGGCCGTCACGTCATCGGCGAACTTTTTGAGGCCAGAGGTCGCCTTTTCCAGGCCATCGAAGAGCGCCTTGGTTTCGGCGCTCAACGTGACCCTGAGTTCGGGGGTATCCGACATGCTCAGTCCTCGGGGGCTTCAGGGGGATCCGGGGGGTCGCCGCCCATGGCATAGGCCGGAAGGGTGCTCGCCCAGATCTGGAGCGCTTGCGCGTGGCTGGACCAGCGGCGCTCGCGGAGGTGTTCATCGGCCATGACCAGGGCCTCAAGCGCGGGAAGCTGGGCCGCTTGCTCCCAGCCCCCCGCGAGAGGGGTCAGAAGCCTGCGGAGGGGGAAGCGGCCGGGCTCGTGGCGAGGTTGTTGGGCGCGCTTTCCCCTTCGGGTTCCGAAGAGGCCAGGGAAGCGCCCAGCGAGACCATGAGCCCAGCGAAAAAATCGAAGGTGGCCTTCACGGATTCTGGAAAGGGCTTCAGAGCTGCGGCTTCCTCCAGTTGCGCGAGGAAGGCGGGATCCTGCTCCACCTTCTGCAGTTCGTCGTCACTGGCGGTCCAGATGGCGGCGAGCTTGCGCAGGGTACGCGCTTCGCCTGCCTCGCCCAGGGTGATAACGAATTCAGTGATGCCCTTGGGATCCCCACCCTTCAGCCGGGACTGGGCACCCATGAGAGCGCCCATGTCCAGGCCTTTGAAGAGCGGCAGACCGAGTTCAAACCGTCGGGTCGAACCTTCCATCGTCATCCTCACAGACCGGCGGCGGTGGCGTAATCCCAGATGGCGGTGCAGTACTCACCGTTCACAGGGCTGGCGAGAGAGGGCTCCGCCTGGGCGCTAAGGCTCAGTTTCACGTTGATCTCCTTGCTCTTCGCGAGCTGGGTATCCGCGTCCACGGTCACGGTGCAGCGGGGGATCAGCAGGTGATCGAATTCACCGGAGAACTTGGGAGAGGGCATGCGGTAGAGTGCGGAATACTTGTTGAGGATGCGCTCAGCGCCGATGCCCATGCGGGTGCGGCCCGCCTTGCCGGTGGCGGCGGCAATGCTGATCATGTTGCCCGCCGGGGTGCTGAGCGCATCGGCCCAGTGATCGGCGTTCATGTCGAAGAAACTGAACTCGGCGGAGATCAGGAGATCCTGGCCGGCCAGATTGAACTTGGGTCCGTCGTTGGGATCCACATCCACCATTTCCTGCTTGAACTTCGGCTTGAAGCCATCCGCCGTGAGCATGGCCCAGGGAGAGAGCAGAGGGTCCAGCACCTTGCACTGGGTGGGATCGCTGTAGAAGCGTTGGAGGAACCCTTCCACAAAATCCGCGAACACGGGGGATGGCGAGGGAAGCAGCCACTTCAGGGGGCCGGAAGCCAATCCGAGCGCGGGCGTCAGCGTGGCGCCGGAGCCCGCGCCCGTGGGTACGCAGGTGGGAGCGGAGGTATAGCCCGCGCCGGGGTCCGTGATGGTGACGGACTGGATGATGCCGCCCGTCACGTTGCTGAAGCCCTGCGCCTGGCGCGTGGGGGAGCCGCCGCTGAAGGTGACCGGCATCTTGTCGACGTAGGCCGTGCCACCCGCGGTGATGGTCACCTTCCCCACTTCGCCCGCAGGCTGGGGATAGGGAACCAGGAACAGTTTGCCAATGCCGGACCGGACCCAGCTGTTATCGTAGGCGGCCAGGCCGCCGAGGTTGGTACCCACGGTCTACTCCTTGGGGGTCTCAGGGGCGAACACAGTCGCCGGGATTTCAGGAAGAGGTTCAGATTCAGGGGTGCTTACGTTTGCGGGTGCCTCGATTGGCGAGGCGACTTCCACCACGCCTTCCAGCGCCAGCAGCATAGGCAGCAGCGCGGCATCCACTTCCACCGGCTGCTGGTAGTTCAGGTCCGGGAAGTTGCCCCGGTAGTTCTGGCCGTTGGTCTGGACCCAGACGGTCTTCGGCGTGGTGTTCATGGCGTTGCTCCTAGCAGGGGTGCCAGTTGTATTCGAAGGAAATGTGCAGGACGGTGCACCCAAGCCACCCGTTGAGGTAGGCCGGCGCAAACTGGTAGCCGTCGAAGACGGCCCGCAGGGCACGACCAGAAAGGGTTTCGTCCATGAAGATCGTCTTGAGCAGCCATTCCCGGTAGGGCCTGGCCACAACCTGGGGGGAATCCCCCTTGGCCCAGATTTCTGCTTGGATGGTGCACTTGCGAATAGAGGAATTGTCGCTCGCATCGCCATCACCCGCAGGCTGGTCCCCTTCGGCCAAGGTGAGTCCCAGGTAGGGCAGATCCGTGGATTCCATGTCCAGAACGGGAAACGCTGCCACAGTGAGCCCCGCGGGTTTGTCGCCTGCGGTCTGAAGCATGGTCACCAGGACTTGGAAGAGGTCATCGGCCGTCGTGATCATGCAGGCACCAATGTGGCGAGGGCAGAGCCATCCGCGCGGAGCTTCACGGGCTTGTGGACCGTATAGGGAACACTGCCCGCCGTGAGGGCGCAGCCTTTCACCAGGGCCGAGAGCTGGGTGGGATCAAAAATCAACACCGTCTCACTCCCCTGGAGCTCGAGATCCCCGTACCGATGCTCCACCAGCTTGGAAGCCTGGGTGAGCATGCCCTGGCCCTGTTGGGCCCCGCACTGAACCAGCACGGAGCCCGGCACATCGGCCAGGATGAAACGGAGATCGGCGGTGAGGTCCACGTCAGGCTTCCGGGTTCACAAGCGAGAGGACGCCGCCGACATAGGGCGCGGCTTCGTCTTCGGTGGCGTCCACGGTGTCTCCCTCAACAAGCGGATTTTCCCGGAACCCCTCGAAACGCCAGTTGACGGCGTACCGCTGGGTGGTCACGGGAGGTGCCGCGTTGGGAGGCGTGGCGGACGATTCGGGAGTGGGCGCGGCCCCCTGGGGGACCGCAGAGGGATCCGCAGCGGGCGGATCGAGGGGGGCAGCGGCCCCCGGATCGGGATCCGGGGACTGCTGGGGGTCGAGCGGGGATTTGGCCATGGGTGCCTCAGGCGGTGGCGTTCTGCCAGAAGTAGCCGAGCTGGGGAGCGATGACCTTCTCCTTGACGCTCATGCCGACGCGCACGCGGACGCCACCACGGAGGCCGATGTCCGGATCATTCAGGATGGTTCCGGCGATGCGGTTCTCGAACTCTGCGGTATAGCCGAAGGTCACGCCGCGATCGGTGTCGGCGGTGGGATCGAGGTAGAGGAGCGTGGCATGCTTGCCCCAGGCGCGGGCCATGTTGGCGGTCTGGCCCTTGCGAGCGGTATTCAGCCAGCCGTCGCCGATGAGGATCTGGTTCAGCTCGAACGCATCCGCCACCTGCTGGCGGGTGAGCAGGCCGGAGTTGCTGGCGGTGCCCAGGATCTTCTTCACCAGGTTGATGTTCTGCCGCAGCGCGGTCCAGGTGGCGCGGCCCAGCACCAGGGTGTTGGGGCGGAAGAGCAGCTGATCCGCAGCGGCCAAGATAACGGCCGCAGGATCGGAGGCGGGATCGCTCCACTGACCCGTGCCGCTGAGGGTGGTCTTGTTCGCGGCGGCATAGGTGGCTGCGTTGAACACCAAATTGGCGGCGCGCACTTCCCGGTCCAGCAGGATCAGGTTGGTGAGGTAGCTGGTGGCCTTCGCTTCAGGATCGAAGCCGATCTTGGCGGCGTTGACGATGTCCTTCTGGGGGATGGGATCCTCCAGACCGTAATCCTCGGTGGTGTCCGTGAGCAGGGTTCCGCCGAATTCGGCCTGGTTCACCCTCGATGTGCGGCCCACCTTGGTATCGGGGAGGGTGTAGGCGTCCTCCGTGGGGAAGGAGAGGTAGCCGAAGTTTTCGGTGGCCACCGGAACGCAAGGCAGAACCTGATCGGCGATGAGGGCCGTGGTGGGGTTCTGGAATGCGAGGGCGATGCCCGTCAGCGTGGGATTGTATTGAAAGGGGGCTTTAGCCATGGTCTAGGTCTCCTTAACCCTGGAAGCTGCCGGGGGTGAGCAGGACGGGGATGATGTCGCCGGACACGCCGGAAACGATCGCCATGCCGATGGTTCGGTAATTGGTGCCCGCGGTGCCGGTGGCGGTGATGCCCTGGCCGGAGGCGTCGCTGGTGAGCAGATCGCCCCGGGTGACGGTGCCGCCCAGCTGCAGGTCGGCGATGCCGTCGTGCATGACGTCCACGGTGTCGCCGGAGGCGAAGTTCACGCCCATGTTGAGGGAACCCAGCGGCATGGCGACGCCGAACACCTTGTCGGTGCTCGCCGCAGCCTGAAGCAGGCCGTAATCGTTGGCACCGGGCTTGACCAGGTGGCAAGGCGTGATGGCGGCCTCGGCACTGTAGGACTTGATGATGTCGCGATTAGACATGGGTCACTCCTTTCCCCTGAGCAGTTCCTGGGAGGCCTGCGCAGCGGTGATGCGCCGTCCCTTGGCGGCTGCGGCGGCGATGTGGGCGGTGATCTGGGAGGCGTGGGCGTGGGCGTCGTTGACGATGCCCTTCCCTTCCGACGCGCCGGGGTCTCCGGCGGTTTGGATCGGGTCAGGGCCGGCGCCTTCGATCTCGGTGCGGGCAGCGGCGCGGGACGTCCGTTCGGCGGTGTTGATGGCCATGGCAGCCTCGGCAGGCGAGGTCTTGCCATCCAGGGCCAGGGTCATGGCGAGCTTCTCGTGGCCGGGCAGCACAGCGTCCAGGCAACCCTTGACGCGGGCCGTTTCGGCAGCGGTGGCGCTGGCCGAAGCGTCGCTGATGGCCTTCTGGTTCTCGGTCTGGGCAGCGGCGCTGCCCTTGGCTTTGCCCTCTTCGATCAGGGCGGTGATGAGATCCTGACCGCCATCCTGGGCGGCGAGGGACTCTCGTGTGACAGGCATTTTTGCCTCCATGGAATGGGTGGAAGGGTCAAGGGCAGCACCGGCCCCAGTCGGTATCGGTACGAGGCCTTCGGAAAGGCTTTGGATCAGCGCATCCATCGTGGAAACACCGTCCACGAGGCCTGCGTCGATCGCCTGCTGCCCGAAGAAGATCCGCGCATCGGCCATATCAGCCAGGACGGTCTCAACCGAGACGCCCCGGAATTTCGCGATTTCGTCCACAAAGATGGATCCGATGTAATCCACCGTGTCCTGCATCATCGCCAGGCCTTCCTGAGACAGAGGGGCATGGGGGGTGGAGATGCGTTTGTATTTCCCGAAGGTGACGTGGGTGACCTTCCGGCCCTGCTGGGCGTCCTGCTGGGAAACATCCACGTGATCGGCCACAACACCGAGGGAACCCACTTCCGTGGTGCCCGACGTGATGAAGACTTGCGAAGCCGCGACGCCAATCCACAGGGCGGCGCTGCACATGCAGCCATCGGCCAAGGTGACGATCGGCTTGATGTCCCGCGCGGCGTACACGGCATCGGCGAGTTCCTGGGTGCCGTCCACGGTTCCGCCCGGGGAATCGATCCAGAGCAGGATCGACTGGACGTTGGGATCATCCAGGGCTGCCTGAAGATCGGCGCGGGTCTGGGCCGTGCTGGTCATGCCGCAGAAACGATTCCAGGCGCTGTCGGGCTTGGTCAGGACGCCGTGCAGAGGGATGATGGCGACGCCATTCTGAATGTCATAGGGTGCGCGATCCGCTCCAGCAGCGCGTCCCGAGGTGGCTTCCCAGGCCTTGAGGTCGATCTTTTCGCGGCGTGTGTGCGCGAAGTAGAGGTCCTGGATCTCGGTCAGGCGGGTCGGCAGAATGGCCCAGGGGGCGCAAAGGACATCCAGGATTCTCATGTGGACTCCTTCATGGCGAGATTCAGCAGGGCCGCGCGCCATGCGCCGTTCGGCTTCGCGGGTCGCGCAGGATCGCCTTGGTTGGGATCCACGGGCGCGTTCTCGATGCCCTTCCCGGAGGGCGGCGTCTTGATGACGGGTTCCTGCGTCAGGCCCGCTTCCTTGCGCAAGCGCTCTTCCCGCTGCAGGCGTTCCACGTTGGCTTCGAAGTCGCCGCCGTTCACACGCAAGGTGGATTCGCTGTAGGTGGTGAGGGTCGCATTGATGGCTTCCGCGGCCGCCAGAACTTCCTTCAGAGGATCCAGGATCGGCGCGGAGTCCCCCACCCACTTGGCGCCGCAATAGGCGGCGCGCAGCAGGGGATCCTGCAGGAAACCCGGGGCGATGGTGCGCCCGGCCGCCACATCCTCTTCCAGCCACGCTTCATAGACCGGCTGGCAGAGCTTGGGTGCCAGGAACAATTCCCGCTCCGTCATGATGAACTTCCAGAACTGAAGCAGGGCACCGCGCGCGGCGGTGTAACTGCTCTCGAACTTCTTGAAGAGCACTTCCGGGGGAACCTGAATCCGGAGACTGATCTGGCCCACCAGGGCGCGGAAGAAGGGATCGTACGCGCCATTCGGGCGGGTGGGATTGACGATCGAGATGTCTTCGCCCTGGTTCAGCTCAGCGATCATCCCCGGCTGCAGTTCGCTGAAGGAATTCCCGTTCGTGTCCGTCTTGGCAGGGCCCAGGGGTCCGGAACCCATGCCGCCGCTCTTCTTGATGAGCACGGCGAAGAGGCTGGAAACCACGCTGGCGGCCAGTTCGGATTCACCCAAGCGGCTGATCTGCTTCAGGGTGGAGATCACGGGAGCGAGGTAGGGCAGCCCGCGCCGCTGCCCCGGGCGCAGTTCGCGCATCAGGTGCAGGACGTTGGGGCGGCCCTTGACGTCGAAGGCGGCCACCTTCCGGCAGTCCGTAGCCTCCAGGCCCAGGAGAGAGGGGTATTTCTGGGAAATCCAGTAGTTCAGAGGCGCGCCGTAGGCATCCACCTCCACACCCTGGGAAAGCAGATCGTTCTCGGTCAGATTCCGGGGCGTGAGGATCCGGTCACCTTCCAGGAGCTGGAGCTTCAGGGCCCAGATGCCGCCCGGGTTGCGGCGGCGCGGCATCACACAGAAGGCATCCCCCCGCACAGCCACCGTGCGCAGCGCTAGGGGCTGCATCTGGTAGAAGTTCCTACGGCGCTCGATGTCCACTTCGTTGGGATTGCTGGCATAGAGTTCGAAGCGTTCCTTTGTGCCCTGGGCCCATTCGGCCATCTGGTCCTGGGACCAGCCCAGCAACTTGCGATTGGGTTCGGGATGCAGGGCCAGGCCAGTGCCCACGACGCTGGTCACGAGCTCCGCCACGATGCCGCCTGCCAGCACATCGTTCTTGTCCAGGTTCGCGGCGCGCGAAATGAGCGTGCGGCGGTCCCAGAAGCGCTCATCGTCCATGGGCCGGGTGATCATCGGATTGAAGGTGGACATCTCCGCGCTATCGCGGCGGGCCCCGGACCAGGGGGTGCCCCCGAACATGGTGCTGCCCACGGCCAGGGTCGCGCGGGCCTGCATGCGCTTCACCGCCCAGCCAGGGGCCATCTTGGCAATGGTGCGATCCAGGAAGGTGGGCTGCATGCCTTCACGGAGAGCTTCCACGTCCGGGGTCACCATGACGGCACCCCTGTGCGGATCCGCGAACCGCCCGCGGCGTCAGCCTGCAGGATGGCGATCTCCTCCTGCAACTTGGGGATCATCGACTGAACGAACTGGAGATCCGCCTTCCGGACCTTGCGGCCTTCGAGGTAGTACTCCTGGGCGCCGGAGATGATCGCTATCTCGGCAGCGATGTAAGCATCCAAGCGCGTCTGGGAGATCTGGAGCGGGGTTCCGGCCATGCATCAAGGTTGCGGCGCGGAATGGGTACATCCTTGGTTACAGCTTGTTGGTACTTTTGTACCTATTTATGCAGCGCGGTCTTCACGGCGTCGTTCAGGGAGGTCCGAAGATCCTCTGGGGCCATCTGCTGGAACACCCCGTCCACCATGCCGAAGAATGGCAAGCGGGTGCGGTAGGTGGGCGGCTTGATGAAGTACAGGATGGGCCGGATGGCCGATCCAAAGGCGCTGTCGATGCGCTCCCAGATGCCCGTGCGGCCCCGTGAGCCTTCCGGCCTGCCGATGAAGTAGTCCGGCGCCTTCTTGGTGCGCTTGGCGTTCCTGGCCTTGCTCTTCGCGGTTTGATTTGCGGCATAGCCGGTCTCTGCCAGCAGGTTCAGGATGCTCATCAGCTGCACCACAAAGCTGCCCTTCAGATTTCCGAAGGCATCCAGCGGCGCGAAACGACTCACGGCCGTCTGGGCATCCTTCGGCATCACGCCCTTGGCCTTTAAAGCCACTTCCAGGCGCTTGTCCCGGCGTTTCCCACCTTGCACTTCGGTGTTCAGCCATTTGGCTGGAGAGAGGGACTTCCCGTTGCCTTCATCCTGGATGTAGACGGTGGAACCTTCATCCAGGCGAGTCTTGTTCGCTGGGCGGTACATGACGCCCTTGACCGTGGCGGGTGTGGGCCGATCGAACACCTGCGGCATCGCCTGCTGAACCTTCGCACGCGCCGTGGTTGCCACCCGGGTGAGGGATTGCGCGATCGCGAAGGGGAGCTGCCGCTGTTCAAGATCCGTGAGTGATCCAAGAATCTCGTGAGGATCAATGGTGCAGCGGATCATCGTGGCCTCTTCTGTCTATTTCATGGATTGCCACGAAGATCGTCGTCTTCGTCGTCTTCCTCGCCCTTCAGGCAGATGCCGCCAAGGAGGCAGCCCTTTGCCATGAGGGCGCCATGTAGCGCCGAAGAGCGGTTCTCTACGCGCCGGATGCGCCGTTCGTGACCATTGATGCCCTCTGTGATCTGGGAAAGCTTGTCGATCACAAAGAACTTCAACATGCCACCAAGGACGGCAATGATGAGCGCGGGCTGGAGAAGGGGAGACCAGTCAGTCATTGCGGATCCTCACGGGAGCGTGATGCCGACGCGGAAAACCGCTTCGACGTTCGTTTGGTTGATGGTTGGGAGCTGGCGGCGCACTAAGTCGGCCCCCACACGGACGGGACCGAAATCCTTTTCCCCCCAGATGCCCGCGGTGTTGTTCGTGCCGAAGAGCAGGCCCATGGCCAGCGTGCGTGGCGCAGGGACGGCCCGGATGGCAATGCGCAGTGAGGCGACCTCGGCCTTGTATTCATCCGAGGATTTGTGGAAGGCCTCCGCCTCTGCCGTTCGTTCTGCCAAGGCTTCCTTCAAGTCACCGTTCTCCTTGGTGAGAGCGCCTTCAAGATCGTCCCGCGCAGCATCCAGAGGGCTTTCGACAGGAGCGCCCGCAGGCTGAGGCTCGGGCATCCCGGGAGTCTGCGGCATGGGAGCAGGGCGAGGAGCGGCCGCGCGCAACCGCGCCACTTCCACTCGCAGGCGTGCCACCTCGGCTGCATCCGCCTGGAGGATGGGCGTTTTCGCGTCGGCTGCCTGCGCATGGGTGACTCCCTGGGCCTCGCTGGTGGTCCCTGCTTCGTGGTGCTGGTCCGCTTGGGTGATTGCCTTGGCTTCAACATGGCGGCCGTGGGCTTGGTAGAGCCACCCGCCAACCCCAAAGAGCAGAACGGCCGCACCGATGGCCGCATACACGCGCGGATTGACGCTCACTTGTCACCTCCGGGAAGCTTAGAAATTAGGTGGCCGCCCATCGCCACGATCAGCCACATGGAGACGTGCGCAACATCAGCCGCCTTCTCCTGCAACTGCAGCTTCACGGCCACCACCAAAGCCACGGCTGAACAGACGTGCCTCCAGCGGAGCTTGCGCGCCAGCGTGACGACGGTGCCCACCTCAGATGGCAATGTCGCGGTTTCCATCTGGATCAACCGTGGAGGATCTGCGCTTCAAGCGCGGCCATCCCGCCAGCGGTCCAGGCGGACACCTCGAAGGAGGGGCAGAGCTTAATCCATTCGTCCGGCTCCACGATGCCATCGCCGTTCAGATCGGGGCTGAGATCCCGGTGTCCGCAAACACCAGACCCGGGGTATCGGCTCTGGAGATCCTGCACAAGGGTCTGCAGCGCGTCCCACTGGGCCTGGGAATACATGCCGGGGTTGTGCTTGTCTTGTCCACCCGTGCCACCCACGAGGGCGATTCCGATGGAATTGGCGTTGAAGCCCTGGGCATGGGCGCCCATCTCTTCTTCAGGACGGCCCATGTTCACCGTTCCGTCGATGCCGATAAGGTAGTGGTAGCCGATGGTCTTGAAACCGCGCGCCTGGTGCCAGGCCGTGACTTCCTCCACGGTGACAGGCCGCCCGTTGGGTGTGGCGCTGCAGTGGATGACGATGAGGTTGATGCTTCGCATGGGAATCCCCCTGACTTAAGAGTGGATTCCCATGCGGGACTTTCTTGGTTACAGGTTGTTGGTACTTTTTGACGGATCAGCGATATCCCTGGCTCCGAATCCGCCGCCCGGAGGCCTGCGCATAGATCACATCCTCCCTGGCTTCGGAGGCCTGACGCGCTAGGTTCTCCAGGATTTCCTTCCCGTTCGGCCCTGCGAGATCCGGCGCAAGGATTCGGGTGATGGCCCACCAGCCGCTGAGGGCGTAGACCCACAGATCCAGGGCTTCGTTCCGGTTCTGCGTCTTCACCCACTTCCAGGTGGTCTTCTTCGTCTTCAGGTCGGTGACGGGCATCCGCTTTTCGCTGGCCACCTGGTTCAGATAGTCATCGGTGACCCAGGCCGCGAGGTGGATGGAGCGAACGGCTCCGGTCCCCTGGTTCAGGCGGCTCATGAGGGTGCGCTTCACATCATCGGTGCCGGTCAGGAAGAGGCGCACGGTGCTTTTCTTGGTGGTGCTCTCCTCGCACCAGCCGCGGGAGCTGATGCGCTCCACGCCCATCTGGGGGAACACCCAGCGATCGGCACGGGCGCCGCAGAACGCGTACACCGCGTCCCGCACGTTGCCGTCGCGGGCGTCGATGAAGGTGAGATGGGGCTTCATCCGGCCGCCGTTGGCATGGGTCCATCCCGCCAAAAGCCATTCGTCCAGGTCCTCCCACACCTGCCCCTCCAGTGGATTCCCAGGAAAGGTCTTGATGTCTACCAGGAAGGCTTGCTCATCCGGAGTCATCCCCACCACATGGGCCTCCAGGCGCCCGATGCCGGCGGTCTGTACGTCCACCTGCACCAGGAGGATGGCCACACCATCCGCCACGATGCCGCGCGGGCGGTCCTCCGCATCGGCGCGCTTGCGAAGCCAGGAGGGATCCACACTCTCCCCCGGTGTTTCGTATGTTTCGGCCAGGTGCAGGTTGATGAAGGCCTTCAGTTCCAGGGGCTGGCCCTGGGCTTCCACCCATTCCTGCGCCATCTTGGCCCAGTGCCCGGGGAACATGGCATATAGGCCATTCGCCCAGAACCCCCGCACGGTCCGGATGTCCCGGCGGTGGTGCCAGTGGCCCGCCTCCATCATGGAAACCTTCCACTTTTCCTCGATCTTGGCGCTGCAACGGATGCAAGTGAACCGAACGGATTCCGGGATCACCTGGCCCTGGGCGTCCTTCTCGTACGTCAGCAGGTGGAGCTCCGGGTTGTCCGGATGGCGCCAAAGGAAGGGCTCTTCCGCGTTGCAGTGGGGGCATGGGTTGAGGTGAAGGGCCATGGAGCTGCGATTGTAGGCGCGGTCGATCCGGCTCACGCCCTTGGGAAGCGCCGGGGTGGATCCGATGAGCAGGGTGAAGTCGTGGAATTCATCACCGCGGCGCCGTACGAGCTTGTCAGGGTCGCCTTCATCCGAGACATCGGCCTGGTATCCATCGGCTTCATCCTCGATCACGGTCCGGGCCTTGGTGGCGCGGAGTTCCCGGGGGTTCCCGGCGCTGGCCACGAAGAACGACCCACCACCCCGGAAGCGCTTGAAGCGGGTGTTGGACCCGGTTCCCTTGGAGGTGGCCACCCGGAGGGCATCCTGCAGCGCCGGGGTGCTCTCGATCATGTCTTCCAGGCGTTCCTTGCTGTATTTCTCCGCCATGTCCCGGCTGGGCTGCAGCATGAGCATGGCCTGGTGGTGGATGTCGATCCCCCAGCCCAGCACGTTGTTGCAGATCTCCGACCATCCAAGGCGGGTCGATTTCATGAAGACCACCTCCCGCACATCTGGATCGCAGCAGGCCGCCTGGATCTCCCGCTGGATGGGATCGGCGGTCCATTTGCCGGGCCGGCCAGATTGGGCAGGCAGGCGGCGCTTGGCCTGGGCCCATTCCTCGATCGTGGTCTTGGGGGGCGGAAGCCAGAGCTTCCGGAGCTTCTGCACGAGCGCGGCCAGTGAGGCAAGGGCGTCCGGGTGGGTCACGTAGGGGGTATGCCCGAGTTCCAGGTTCATTCTTCGCCTCCCAGGTCCTGCAGGATCTTCTTCACTTCCTTGTCCACCCGCTCCGCCGCCTCCCGCCCGATCTCCACCTCAAGCTTTGCCCGCAGGCTGAGGAGGTTGATCCGGGCCGGGGTGATCATGTCCTCCACCGTCTTGGCAAGGAGGTCGAGGGTGATGACTTCGGCCCGTTTTTGGGCGTTTTCAATCTCGATTTTCTGGCGTTGGGTTCGCGCAAGTAGTGCACGCTCAAGCTTTTCGTCTACGTGGTCTGGATCATTGGCGATGGGCAGGATTTTGATTTCCCGGCGCATATCACGCCATGGAAGCACCTCTTTCCACTTGTAGTGGAGGCCTTGGCCCTGCCCATGGTAAGGAATCGGCGGGCTTTCGCGGTGGTAGGTCCGGATCTGCCTTGGATCAACCATCAGTAACTGTGCGATTTCAGACTGTTTAAGTGCTTCCAGGTTCATAATGAATTGACCATCAAAACAAGAGGCAAGAGGCGGAAGTCACCCCTGCCAGGTCTACGCACCCATAGGCCCGGGGTCCGAATTACCCGCGAGGGGCACCCCCCCTGGAAGGACCCGCGACTTTTGGCACGGGGTTTGATAGGTGCATGCATTGATTGACATGATGCAAGTTGAATCATTCCATGCCCGAGGAGGTGACGCACTACGTCACACGAGACGCGCCATTTTATGCATTCCACTGCATAAAAAACGCCTGACATTACCCGCATTAAACCGCGCACTTAGTGCCCCCGTGTGTCTGCACCATGGTGTGCGCCAGTTTCGCGCCAGAGATATTGAGCCGTGCTGCCATCTTGGCCTGACCTTGGGCCACGCGCCGGATGTCCACACCGAGATATGCAAGCGTGGTGCGAATGTCCTTGTGACCCAGGGCAACCTGGATGTCTTGGATGGGAACGCCTTCCTCTGCCAACAGGGTGGCGTAGGTGTGCCGTAGCTTGTGCGGTGTAAGGCGCGGGATGTCCACCGCCTCACATGCCAAGTCCATCACTCGCTGAATCCTGCAGCTTGTCAGCACCTTCCCTGCCTGGGTTGGAACGATCAATCCCCAGGACTGCTTGAAGGGGCGAAGGATCTCCAGAATCCATTCAGGCACAGGCCGTGCCCATGCTTCCCTTCCCTTGGTTTCCCCGGGCGTATAGATCCGCCTATCGATGTCCAGCCATTCCCAACGGGCATTCAAGGCCTCGCTTTCGCAGCGGAGCCCAAGGCCAATCATCAACCGGATGGCCAAACCAATGGCGGGTTCGTGCTCGCTCAAGGCATCCACTTCCCCCATCCAATCAGCCGCCTTATCCAC